AACCGTCGTACCAATAGTGTTGCGAATTGTACCGGCCTTAATAGGACCAGAAAAAGTAGTAGTCGCCATGAAGATCTCCTGTCGTGGCTAGTGTCAGCCGCGGGATGCGACTGTCAGGGACATATATAAGATACGATAAAAAAAGGGGCAGCACAAGCCACCCCTTTTCCTAAAAAGACCTAAGTCTTATGAGCCGCTACCGTACACAGCACGCCAATCTGAGACGCCGAAGCTGTAACGCTCACGGGCCTTGAATCGCATGTTGCCAGTATCGAAGTCGCCTTCCATCGCAGTCTTAAGAGGGGTTCTGTTGAACATCTTAAAACCGTTAGGAGCATCCGTCTTAATGAAGAAGTTGTCTGTATCGGTGAGGAAGTGGTTAACCACCGCACCGTCAGGAATCATCCCCATAGACTTAGTCGCATTAATGTCGTTATCGGCAGTGCCCGGACGCAGGTTAGAGTTGATTACCCGCTCTGCAATGAATTGCAGCTCTTTAGGGATAATCAGCTTCATACCACGTACTGCAATCTTAAGACCACTCTCATCCGTTAGACCCGCGATGTTAATGAGCATTTGCTCAAGAGACGTCTCGTTAAGGTCGGCTGGAGTAGCCAAAAGGTTAGATTGATTGCCAGACAATGAAGGGTGAGCTGCGGAACAAAGTGCCGCACCATCGCCTACAGGCACTGCTGTATTGAACGCATTGTTCAAGACTGAAGCAGCTTTAATCTGCTTAGTTTGAGACATTGAGCGTGCAAGAGCGCGTGTATAGCGGGCTGCAAGACGATCGTAAAGATTGTCCTCAACCGCTTCTTCAGTAATGCTGAATGCCAAAGCGATGGTCTCGTGAGTGTAACGTGCAGTAAATGTTTCCTGCGCGTCATCAAACGAAATGGCATTACCCTCATTTTTAACGGGGGCCGTGCCAAATCCTGACAGCATCACTTCTTCTTCAAATGCACGATCAGAAGACTCTTCGTCGAAGATTTCTGCGTGCTCGTTTTCATAACGATCGTACTCTAAACCGAACAAAGCATTTAGTCCGGGTTCCAGCTCTTTCGCTAGTTGTGCGCGAGATATAGCCATGATTTAGCCCTCTTAAATGCCTGTGGTTATGGCAGTGGTTTGTGAATCAAAACCACCGGCGTTAGCGTTAGCGTGAGCATTTAGACGCACAATCATCGGGATACCCGCTGCCGTGTAATCGCTATTTGCTTCATCGTCAACAATTCCAACAACTCTCAACGGCAACGTTGCTGTATTAGCTACAGAGGCCACGTTAAACTGAGAATTGGAGTTTCCATTATCAGTAGAACCTGTTCGAGCAGAAGTGCCCAAAGAAGCGTTACTGAAAACGGCAGTTAGAGCAGTTGCTCTGTCTGTAAAAGTTGCATCGGTAGAAACTTGGAACAATTGGTTCGGATTATCTGCTACGAAAGCTTTAACAGGATAGTTAGTATCCACGCTGACGCTACCAGAACCGGGCCAATAGTTAATCCATATAGGCTTCTTTGAAACCGAATCAACATACTCAACACCCATTAGGACTCCCAATGCGACGACAGTGCCGCCTGCTGTATCCCCTGCTTGGTCGATAGTACCGGCCGAGGTAGGGGTACAAATACTATACTGGAATATAGCATTGGTGTTGTTAGAGGCAATTTCATACTGGGTAACACCCGTAGTATTTGCACCGCTACCAACAAGTCCAATAGGGCGAAGACCATAGGCAGTTGCTTGATTTGCCATGATTTATTTCTCCTAAAGGGGCGGCTTAATTTTTTCTAGAGCCACCAAAAGTTACACGAGATTGACGATCGGGTTTATTGATCGCCATAGTTGAGTGAGCATTTTCCCGCATCATGTCGTGATCGACAGCATCCATAAGATCTTGAGTTTTGCCAGAAAAATACGCCGATCTTTCCGCCAAAGTTTCTACTGGAATGCGTGCGAGTAAAAGTCCTCCAACGCCAAACACACCTTCATATTTACCTGATTCTACTACCGGTGCTTCGAAATCGGGATACTCATCCGCTCTTACAAGCTCATACCCTTCTCTCATACGCGCAGAAATGTTCTTGCGGTCGTCAAAACCACGAACCTCTGTACGTATCCACCGGTGCTTGTACCCTTCGGGTGCAGGCGGTGCATCTAACATGGATGGGGGTGCCCAAGGCTTTCGCCGCTGTTCTTTCCCCCGGCTGTCTTTAGCGCGAGAAGAGCGATCAATACCTTCAAAACCTAATTTCTTGTCAGTCATTGTCGTCTCCTATTTGACATATTTCGCGTATTCTTCGAGTGGCACACCTAATTTCTTCGCAATAGCGACTTGGCTTGGCGTGAGTTTTACCTTAGTGTTGCGTCCAGTTCTACCCGTGGTTCCACGGGCGCTTCCGGCTACATTTTGTACAGGACGTTTGCCGGCAGAGTCTTTAAATTTATGCGGAAATTCTTTCCGTATGCGATTGTCTAGCTCACTATAATACTCATTGCTTGTGGGGTCAAATCCTTCGTCTTCCACTAAACGCTTGTGCAAACCAAATGCCGCAAACGTCATTGCTTCATCCGCGCCAAACCAATCGTTTTGGCTGGCCCAATTTTCGGCTTTAGGGTCCGGAGCCTTTGGGGCTTGTTGGGGCGCTTGTTGGGCTTGTTGCCGGTGGTACTGCTCCGCTTGTTGCTGTTCTTTTAAAGAACGCTCTTGAGCTTGTTTAGTGGTTTCGTACCGATCGGAAGCCACCGCCAACTGAGTCATCTTTCTTTGAGCGGCCACGGTAGCGTCTGAATCACCCATCTCAACGGCACGTTTTAACTCGGATTCAACCTGTTGCTGCTCCATGCTCAAACGGCTGCCATACTCCGTCATGTAGCCTTGGTCTAAAGCTTTCATACGGGTTCGTATTTTTTCCGATTCGCTCTGCACGCCTTGAGCATACTTAACGGCTTCTTCACGCTGCCGTTCCGCTTCACGCATTTTCTTAGTTAAGCGGTCAATTCGCTTTTTAACGCCCGCGCTATACTCTTGGTGCTCATCGTCCTCATCTACGTTATTAGTAGAATCGGAGTCTAATTCATTGCTATCGTCTTCTTTTTTAGAAGATTTAAGCTCTATTTCCGTTTCTTCGGTTTCAGAAACATCTAAATCTACGGACTTTTCGTCCTCTTCAATCTCGTATTGTGCTTCAGCCATGGTTATCTCCTATTAAAAACTGATGATATCTTCCGGATCAGAAATAGTTGCTAGTATCTCGTCATCGTTAAGAATGCGTACCTCACCTCCGTCAATACGGAAACGAGAACCCGCGTAGCGAGCAAAAATCACCCAATCTTTCTCTTGGCACCAATCGCCTTCGGGAAATTTTTCTTTGTCTTTGTACGCTAAAGGTCCTTTCTTCAAGACATATCCAACTACAGTTTGGACTTGGCCATCCTCTAACACTTTGTCCGGTATATAAATTCCACCGTCTGTCTTAGATTTGCCTCGATAAGGTAGTATCAACAGTCTCCAACCGCTGGGGTCAGGCAACTTTTCTAGGAGGGGCGCGTCGGCCTTTGTGGGGTCTAAAACTTTAGACTTAGGCTCGACGTACATGCTTTCGACAGATGTTTCACGTGAAACATCCTCTTTGCTTTTAGTAGACTCTTTTTCCGCAGCTTCTTTTTCAAGCTGTTGCGCTAAGTAACCGGGTACTTTAATCATTCAACTGCTCCTGTTGTTCTAGCAGGAAGGAGAGTTCCTGAGCTATATGATTCAATGCGTTTAGCTCACCCATCAAAGTAGCGTACTGCTCCATGGTGGCTATACCGTTGCTTTCTAAAATGTCTAAGACATTACTTCTGCGTTCTTTAATGCTTTTTTGAACGAACTGCACCACAACCAAATCATCCATGAATCCTCCCATGATTTTATCTGATATAGTTGCAGTGAATCTTATACTAATTTCCTAGAAAAGGCTAATAGATACCCTGAAACCTTTGGGGTTTCATGATGATGGGGCTGAACCGTTTTACAAATCCGCCATTAGCCATTTTCTTTGGTTTACTTTTGCCCGCATTAGACAACGAAATAGCAACCGCCTGTTTTTGTGGAAAACCTTCCCCACGTAACTTGCGTACATTATTACTTATTGTCTTCGAGCTAGAACCACGCATTATCGGCATGATATATCCCTAACAAATAGTAAAATCGCCACCACGCAACATTGCGCCCATACCCCGGCTAGTTCCGGTCGTAACCGTACCCTTAGCCGTGTCGGGTGTTTTTTCAGCTTTGGCCGTAGCGTACGGTATACGGCCTTGGCCTTTAATGTCCGCATAGTTTGTGGCTTTAGGGGCCTTGCCCGGAGCAGTTCCGTTACATTTTACAGTGCGCATAATTAATTTCCTCGTTGCTCTCGTTGCGCTTGTATGCGCATAAGTTCTCGTTGGTTTGTTGCTTCAATTCTTTGTTGGTTAGACTGTTCTTGACTAGCCAAGCGTTCGTTAAATTGACGCGAACGTTCTTGCAAAGTTGCCGCTTGGAGGTCTAGCTTGCGCTGGCCTTCGGATATATCGGCGGCAGTGCCTTGTTCTTTTATCTGTAGCTCTTTCTCTTTCAGAGCCAGTAACGGATCTGGACCTTGGCCCTCGCCGCCCATAATGCTCTGGCTCATCTGACGAAGCGTCTGCATTTCTTGAGCAATAATCTGCGCAATCAACGTTTCAACGTCAAGCATTTGATCTTCTGTAACTTCTTGACCTTGGTTTTGCTGCAAGAACATCGCTGCGGCTTGCTCACGAGCCTTAAGCTTTACGTGTTCTAGAACGTGCTTTTGTAAAGCCATGGCCATTGCAGGCATTGCTTGCACCACGCCAGAAGCCATAAAGGTCAAATGCGCAGTTATATGCGCATCGTGGTCCTGACCTTCAAACGCTTTAAGCTCCACGTCATCCATGGCGTCAATATGCTCTTGAGCAGGATCTTTAGGTAACGGCTCATCCGCAGTAGGTGCGTTAAGAATCTTATCTATATCCCGAACGCCCAAAGCTTCGTACATGCGGCGGTATGCCTCGTGCGTGTTATGAAGCTGTGGAGCCTGCATAGCAAGCTCTAACTGCGATTGCGCAACCGCTATACGCTGTGACTGCGAGAAAACGTTTGGATTAGACACCGGTACTACGTCTACCCGGTCGTCAAAATCTTGAGCCATAATGGCTTGATCACCGCCCTCTACCGAATAAGGATATTCTTGCGGCAGGTCATTGGCAATTACTTGTGTCAAAAGCTTTAGCTCTTGCCGTAACGCATAATGCATGCGTTTGTGTACCGCGCTCATTACGCGAGTACCTTGCTCAAGCATGGCTACGGTAGTGCCGACAGGCGCATTTTGATTTCCGTCACCAACCTTTAAGTTAGTAATCGTAGCAAAACGCTGCCCCGCCTCTACTACAAAACCCAGCAACTTAAATAACGTCTGATCCGGACCTTTAAACGGAAGCGCCATCAAGCTTTCTCGGATAGCACCGCCCGGCGCATCTACGTCTCTAAACTCGCCCGGCTGCAACGGCTCAGAATCGTCACGTATGCGCATGCCACGGGCCTTAAAGCCGGCAGGTAGGTTAGACAATGTACCCGCGTCTATTAGCTGTCGTAGCGCCGCTGTGGCTGTCCTAGAGAGTCCGCCAATAGTGTGGATAAGACCCAACCCGTAAAAGCCCAGACCCGGAAGAAACTTATAGTGAACAAAGTACTGGATCTTTTTGTACGACTCGTCGCCTTCAATGTAGTTACGACGAATAGCCAAAACCTTTCCGGTTTCTTCGCTAATAGTGACAATGTACGGAATCTTAATTCCCGTCTCTTCACCATCCTCACCCATGTCTTCAAAACCCGGCAAGTCCAGCTCTACGTGAAACTCAAGCAACGTGCAGTCGTAGTTAACATACGACGGGTGTACGCCCTGTATGTTGTCTATTTCGTCGTTAAGCTGCGAAGATTCTTCTTGCCCGGGATTAATCGGAACATCCAAATAGAACCCGTAAACTTGTTTTTTGCGCAAGTCGTTTGCAGAAATAGGCACTACGTGGGTAATAATCGGAGCCGTCTCCAGATTACTCGTCTCGTAAGGCACAACAAGGTTTTCCGCAGGGACAAAAGAACTTACCGCACGGCCCAAGGTCTCGTCATAGTAAACCTTCTTGAAGGTAGATCCGGCCAAGGGTAAATAAAACAGCATCTGATCGAATTCAGGAGTGTACTCTTCCATCACGTTAGTGATGTAGTAGTTCATAAATTCTTGAACACGACCCGCTTGGGCTTCTTTTTCCTTATCCGGGGCGCCAACAACCGTAGTACGGACAGGCCCTTCTGGAGGTAAAAGCTCGTTAAACGCTTGCGCTTGGAACTGAGTGGCGGATTCCGCCAAAAGTGGGTGAGTTACGCCAGTAGCGCCACGGAAAGGCAAAGTACGCTCTTCGTATTTAAATCCTAGAAGATCTAAACCTTTGGTATAGGTGTCTTCCCAGTCCTGACGAGACGCTTTGTTCGCGTCGTACTGACCAACCAAATCGTTTGAAATACGCCCCAACTCGCCGTCATCCATGTCCTCAGCAAGATTCCGGTAGAAATCCCCGGCGTCAGTCATGTTCTCGGCCATAGGATCAAAGTCTATGGTGGCTCCACCTTCCTCGTCCAGCTCAATCTCAATGCCGTCGGGCATAATGTCCGCAGCAGAAGACATGCCGTTAGGTGTCGCTAAGTCCGCTTCGTCTTGAATAGCCAAAAGCTCCGTATCGTCACTCATGCGATCCATTAAAGAGACTACAGGTTGCGTAGGTTCTGCCATTTCCGTGTCCTGTTTTTAATTTCCGCCGGGGTGACGAGAGTATGTTTTTGCGTTAATGATCCCTCTAGGATCGGTGGTAGTGTCTAGGGTTCTAGGGTCTAACCTAGAAAAGTAAAGATCCGGGCCTTCTTTAGGGCTTTCGGCTCTGCGCTCTTCTCTAGGACGATCCATAATGCGGTCAAGCTGATCCAAGATTTCTTGATCTACCATTCGGGTAAGATCCCGAGTCGTGTTCATAATGCCCGCGTTACGAAAAATTTTGCGGCCAACCGCATTATTCCGCTTGTCCATAGCAATGTCTTCTCGACTGGCGCTATCAAACGTCCGGTCAAACTCCTCGCCCATAACTCCCATGGCGGTAGACGCTTCGCCACCATACTCGTTTCCGTAAAGAGCCGTGCCCAAGGCATGCGCCCTAGCATCTAATAACTCAGAGGAAGCAGGCATGTCCCTGCGATCCGTGGGCCGTGATTCGCGACTAAAGTCTGCTGAACCGGGACGCTCGGGGCTTTCAGGGTAACCGTATTCCCGGATCAACCGCTCCTCAAACGTAGGCCCTTCACCGTAATACTCTTCACGGTACTCGCTGCCCGGGCGACCAGAGAAACGAATCTCGGATGTGTCCGCCATGTACTCGGGCACTTCCCCAAACATCTTGTCTTTTGCGTAACGGGCCAGACCCGAGATGCCGCGGCCCACGGACTGGAAAAAACCGCCGCCTTGGTCGCCCGTGTCTACCGCAGGACCGCCTTCTCTAAATCCGGGAATCTTAGTTGTGTCTACGCCTACTTCCGAAAGAACTTGGCGAGTTGTTTCGGCATCTAAGCCAAAAGAAGCGCCTATTTGGTCTAGGTTTAACCCTTGCGCAAGCCCCTCAGTAATTATTTGATTTGCAGTATTTAAGTCACGGCCATATTCGGGGTTTGTAGTAGGGTCGTACTTCGATGCAAGGTTTTGCTGAACCGAAGCTACCGCCGGCTGTATAAGCTGGCTGCCTAACGCAGTAGGTGAAGAGCTTAAAGACAAGATCCCTGCTCCGGTGGCGTAGGTGGTGGGGTCAATACCGACGTCCGTTAAAACCTGATTAGTTCTAGCTGGGTCTAGGCCAAAAGAAGCGCCTATTTGGTCCAAGGTCATACCTTGTCTAGCGCCTTCGTCCAAAACTCGGTACGCCGACTCAAGGTTAGTGTAGGCCCCTTGCCCGGTAGCGGATTCCGGGGTGTAGAAATCGGTTAGGTTGGTAGTGACAGGAGAACCGGTTCCCGCTAAAGGGAAGTTTCCGGCAATTACCGCCTCGTCAACCTCCGCCGTAGTTATCACAGCACCCGGATCTATTAATCCGCTTCCGCCTTGAGATATAACCGGATTGATAGCATTTACTAATTCTTCGGAAGTTAGCCCGCCCATAGCATTTGCATAGTCCGAGATACGCTGTCCGGCAATTTCGGTATTAGGGGACCCTAAGTAAATAGCCTGCAAATCTTTTTGGACTTGTGTACGATTATCCACAATTGGACACGTCTCGTTTATGCCAACAACGCTGCCGTCCGGGCAAACTTTTGTTAAGGGCGGGTCCGGGTCCGGGTCCGGGTCAGCAACAATTGTGGGCGCTACGCAATTACCGCTGGCGTCTTTAACGTACTGCACCCCGCCTATAACCGGGCAGAGGGTAGGATCTCCGCCAACAATTATTACTTCGTCGTCTCCACCCTCGGTAACAACCACATCGCCATCATCGTCAAGCGTAGCCAACGTGGCGGGATGGACGCACTTGCCCTGCGAGTTCGTAACAAACTGAACTCCGGCCACAATCGGACAAGCCGTTCCCTCTGTCGATCCGACAACATTGCCCGTGTCATCGGTTACAAAGGTATCCCCTGTTCCGGGAGTTCCTCCCGTAGTTCCAATGACATCGTCGGCAGTCTTTACGCCGTCTACCGTAGTAAATTCGTCGCCCGTAGTTGTCAGCAAAGTTCCGGTAGTGTTGCCCGGGGGAAGACCCGCAGTAACCGCCTGCTGACCAGACAAACCAACTGTCGTGCCACCGAGTCCACTGGACTCTATATTCATGCCCGTAGACGGGAAGACTCCGCTTATATCCATCTCGCCAGATGACGCGAGGGCCGCGTCCCCCATAACGATACCCGTAGTAGGTCGTCCCAAAGCATCTACGCCTTTGCTAACAACGGGGACGGGGCGGTTCAAAATGCGGTCGTAGAACGTCACGGCGCGCGGGCCTTCCAACTCGTAAGCTCGGCGTTGTTCAATGCTGTAAGGGTCGTAAGGCAGGTACTGACTAAGCTGGGTTTCGTTCATCATAGGACGACCAGCTACTTGCACGTCAGCAAGGGTGTACTGATCCGGAAGAGAATAAGTTTGCCCTTCGCCAGAACGGATAGGGGTAAGGTTTACGATTCCCGTGCCGTCGCCTTCGACGCCCGTTTGGCCGGGCGAAAGGGCCTCCCGAGCAATACTTCGATAGTTGGCCTCGTTGGACTTTGACATGGCATTACGGTAAAGATCTTCCGGAACTTGGTTGTCCACCATAAACGAAGAAATGGCCAGCGCGGCAGAATCGGGGTCTTCCGCGTACTCTTCTTTAATCCGATTAATCTCGGCCATTACTTCGTCAAGTGTTAACGCCATGTCTACCTTCCTCAACCATAATACGCGGCCCGGACATGTGCCGGGTCTTCGTCTTGTTCCCAATCGTCAGTAGGCAACTGTACAAAATTACCTTGACGATAACGCATCAGTGCTTGAGTGGTACTGTCTACCAAGTCGTCGTGTTCCCCGTACGGAAACGCAGCACACTCTTCGATTAATTCTTGTGCCCATTGCTCGTCCGGCACCCAGATCATCCCAGCCTCCAGAAGCGGAGCGATGGAATGCACCCTAGTTACCTTATCATTGCCACGGGACGGCGTAAAGTTTACCACAGGGATTCCCATATTGCGCAACTCTTGTGTCAACGGGGTCCCAGACGCCTTCGCTTCGATTATTACGGTTTCGGGGTCCCAATACTTATACTGCTCCAAAGCCATCGCCTTAAGCTCCGGAAAATCCCAGCGACCCTTCTTAGACTCCAGCAAAATTAAATTAGGCTGGGGACCCTCGTCAGGATAGAAAACTCCCCACGTCGTTATCGCACTGTAGTCCGCCGTCTCCCGTTTACTAAACGCGGTATCGTAGCTTTGGATAACATACTCCAAACGAGGAATCTTAGGCTGGTCCCAAACGTTCCACCACTCACGCTTTAAGATTGCGTTCGTGTCGCCAGTAGGCTGCTGCTGATACTGCGCATTCCACTTGCTTGGAGGAATCGACGCTTTTACCGCGATTAGATCGTCCGCAGACCAATATTCGGGCCAAACAGGGTCCCCAGAAGGTAGCTCCATGGGAAACTCAACCAATTCCCACTGGTCCGCCAAAGGATCCTTTGCCATCTGACGCACCAACTGCCCCGTCAAATCTTTTTCAGACCAACGAGTCATGACCAGAACTATTGCCCCTCCCGGCTGGAGTCGCTGTCTCGGTCCGCCCGTGTACCAGTCCCACGCGTCATCGAATCCAGAGTTCGACATAGCGGTCTGCTCAGAGTGAGGGTCATCAATAATACATAAATCAGCACCGCGACCAGCGAGGTTACTGCCAACACCAACAGCATAGTACATGCCACCGCGAGAAGTATCCCATCGACCACTAGCCTTAGAGTCCGCCGCCAACTTAGATTCCGGGAAAATTTCAGCATAATCCTCTCTCTCAATAAGATTCTTAACCTTTCTGCCAAAACCAACCGCAAGCTCCGTGGTGTGCGTAGCCTGAATGATCTTCATCGCAGGGTTCCTTCCGACCATCCATGCCGGAAACAAGAAACTCGCGAATTCGCTCTTGGTGTGACGAGGCGGCATGTTGACAATCAAACGCTTTAGCTCGCCATTGGCCACCGCTTCAAGCTTCTCGGAAATAATCTTGTGGTGCTTTCCCGCAATGAACTCAGGCCACAGGGTTTTGACAAAAGTCAGGAAGCTTGTTTGGCAATGCTCAACACGCTCGAGCTGCGCTAAACGAAGTTCTAGCTTTAAACGGCGCTCATCGGCCTCGTCCAGTGCATCGGGTAGGTTATCTGACATCGTCTATGTCCATAGGATCAAGAAAGAGTGGCGTCCGGGGTCCCACATACGCACCAAGGACGTTGTAATCAATGTATTCAGCAGCTTCTTCGTGGGTCATGCCGGAGTCTACCAAGATATTGACACACTTTTCGAGGTCATAGACTGCAATATCGGCGTCCCCGGCCCGCGAGCCTACGCCAATAAAAGCTTTGTCAAAGCCGTCCGCTAGTAAAAGTTCAGGAAAATCATCCATAAATAGGGGTCCCTTGGTTAGTTTTGCCATTAGTTGGCGAAATTCGCCACTTATTGGTCCATTTGACCATTAGTTTTATACGATTATATATCGATCATCGCATATCAATTATTTCATTTTTATAATTTTTTTTCAAATTATATTTTATGGTCATTGTTTGTCAAAAACCTGCACAAGCACGCGCTCCGGGGGGAGGGGGGACGCCTCGCGGTTCGCGCACGCCGGATCTCGCATTTTCTGCGCTTTTAGCCTCGATTGGCGTAGGGATCCTAGGCGATTGCCAGCGCTACTGGCGCAGCCGATCCCGCGCCGCGGCCGAGATTAATGCGCGAGCTGTCGCGATCCGGTGCCCGCGATCCGCGATCCAGTGACCGCGAGTCACGATCCAGTGACTAAAACACAATATCTAGTGGTTGCGGAAAACGGCCGGTTTTTTTTGTCAATTCGGCACCGCTACAGCCCAGTAATGGCGCGGGTTATCCGTTTTTTGCCCTGGACTCTTCGAATTCCCTTGCACAATATCTAGTGGATCGGCGGCCGCGAGCCGGTGGAAGTGAAAATTTTAACGTCCACCGCGCTACTGGTGCGCCAGTTCGCGGACCGCGGTTCTGTGCCCGCGCTTCACGCGCCGTACGATACGCCCTAGGACCGGCCGACCGCGGCCGGCATATATGACGGGCAAAAAAAAGGCCGCGATTAGGCGGCCTTGCAAGCGAGCTGGTAGCGCTTATCTAGCTAGGTGAAGCTTAGATCCGCCGATTGTTAACACGTAATCCGAA